GACCTGGCTAGAACCGCGTTGATCTTTAGGCGCTGGCTTTGTGTGGCGCACAAATACCTGTTCACACTCACCGCTAATGGGGTTTGCATAAACTAACTCTGTTGGCATTGTCCATTTGATAAAGTGGTAAGGCTTATCTAGGACAGGTATCCAATTTTTCTCACAATAAGAAGTATCAGGGGCAGGGGCTTTAATACGCACACGCCTAACCTCTTTGACTGCCCAATTATCCCAGTCAATCTCAATACGGCTGTACTCCATGCGGCCTACACCGTTGGTTGTTGTATCTCTACGCACACCAACTAGGTAATAATCATCTAGCCACTGCACAACACGGCAATCTTCTTCACCAACAAACTCCCACATGGGCGCAACATCTAGTTCAGATGTGTCCACTTTGGCGTGATGGGTCATTTCAAGATCATCATTAAGGCGGCATAAGTAATTAGTTGTTACTAATCGTTGATCCTTTTCAGGGTGCAGGTATGACAATGGCCCAAAACGGCTAGGGAATTTTTGTTCATTTTCTGCATGGTACAGCGTGTAATTAACATGGCGTAAGTTCACAAGGATTTGGCCTTTATCATCAATAAAAATTGATGGGTTCATTAGCCCAGTGCCGCTAGTTAATCCGTGAGGAATTACTAATGGCGCGAGTTTGCCACCGTGTTGAACTGCCTTCTCTACTAAGTTCATAATCCTTACAATACATGATGTTGCTAAAATCGCTATCATTACCACACGCCTGAAGTACAAGAGGCACATTGAGGGGATACACATGGGTTTGCGTGACCGTATCGCAAGAGCATTAGCCACAAGCAACATTGAAAAAGGCCCTAACCTGCCTGCGGGTGCTACAACAATTGGCACTGATGACCTTATGGCGCAAAGCGGTTTAGCCATGCAACAGACATACGGCAACAATGTCGCACTCCCACGCGCACCATTTAGCGCAACAGTTCCATTTGGCCCAGGCAATCCAATTATTCCTGGTGCGATTAACCCAGTTAATCCACTAACAGGCCGCCCTGAACCGCGCCGTTATGAATACCAGGTTGCTCAGAACATCAACATTGTTCCAACGCGCTTAGTTCCATTCTCAACATTAAGAGACGCTGGCGATAGCATAGACATTTTGCGCCGTTGCATTGAAGTAACTAAATCAAAAATGAATGGCTTAGATTTTGACATTGTTCTTGGTTCAGACGCATCAGAAAAGATTGCGGCTGAGTCAGGTGGAGATCATGTACGCGCTATGGCTAAGGCCCGTGAAAAGTACACAGATGAAATTAACCGCTTGCGTACATTTTGGGAAAACCCTGATAAGGCAAACGGATACACATGGCAGGACTGGATCAACATTGCAATTGAGGACATTCTTGTAATTGATGCGCTTGCTATTTACCCACAGCCAACAGTAGGTGGGGATCTTTACGGTTTTCAAATTCTTGATGGCTCAACAATCAAACCTCTTATTGATGACCGCGGTATGCGCCCAATGTCACCTAACGCGGCGTTCCAACAAATCCTTTATGGTTTCCCGCGTTCAGAATTTGCCGCAACTGAAGAAGATCCAAAAGCAGATGGTGAATTTACCGCGGATCAATTGGCTTATTTGGTACGCAATCGCCGCTCAACAACTGTTTATGGATTTAGCCCAGTAGAGCGAGCGCTACCACTTGCTGACATTTATTTGCGCCGCCAACAATGGATCAGAGCAGAGTACACAGATGGTGTAATGCCTGAACTCATGTTTACAACTGATGAAGATTGGGGAACTAACCCTGACCTCTTGCTTGCTTATGAGCGTATTCTCAATGATGATCTTGCAGGACAAACAGAGCAACGCAAGCGCGCCCGTTTATTACCAAAGGGTCTTACACCTATTGTTAATGAAGGTTATGGCGAGAAGTTTAAGGACACACTTGATGATTATTTAGTTACTTCTATTTGTGGACACTTTGGCGTACAACCTGCGGAAATTGGTTTCTCACCAAAGGGCGGATTAGGCGGGGCTGGTTTCTCAGAAGGACAAGCAGAAAATGGAGAAGCGCTAGGTATTGGGCCTCTTTCTAACTGGATCTCTAAACAACTTACAAATCTTTCTTACACATACTTAGGTATGCCGCGTGAACTTGAATTCAAACTTATGACTTCACAGCGTATGGACACAGAAGAAAATGCGCGCAAGAACCAAATTGAAGTTACATCTGCGGGTAAGTCAGTCAATGAGCGCAGATCAGAATTAGGTTTGCCGTTACTTGATACACCACAGGCTGACATGCCAATTCTTGTAAGCGGAGCGGCTGTTTATTTGTTCTCACCTGATGGATTGATTGATGCGGCTACTGCTTCAGTTGCTCCAACATTAAGCGGGCCTGATGCAACACCTGACGCGCCTGCAACTCCTAATCCTCTTGAGCAAAAACCTGAATTAGAGGTTGAGCCTAAAGATGATAATGAAGTTGAAAACACAGAAGTTGAAGCAGAACAGGCTAATGAAGTAAAAGCATTTATGAAATGGGCGGCAAAGGGCAAGCGCGCAAGGCTCTTTGAGTTTAAATCATTAGATCCAATTGTGGGAGATGCTCTTAACCGTTGTGCTTTTGATGGTGACTTAGATACCGCTAGGGCGCTGGCTAAGGCTTATCTAACATGATTGAGGGCGCTCTTGAGGCAGACGGGCGCATAGCGGCAAAGAACGCGGTAAAGATTAGAGCGGCACTGCGCCAGGTAACAGACTTTAAAAGAGTTTTTAACAAATACCAGGAAACGCAACCGCAACCTACAGATAACACCGCGCAAGACCGCACCCGCGCCCGCTCATGGTTAATACTCAATGTGTACATGAATGATGAACCATTGCGCCAAACAGTCATGCGCGCATGGGCTGAAGCCTATGTTTTAGGGCAAGCCGCCGCTGGTGAATGGATTGCTAAAACTGAGAAGGCAAATAAAGCCGCAGATGATGGTTACATTGATTGGGATAATTGGAAACCAGGAGATCAGGCAACGGCTTTATTGTTGCGCCCAACAGGAGGCTTTTCTCAATACCTAAACGCCGTTGATGCTGATAGTTATTTTAAAAAGTTTAATAAAGAAACTGTAGAAAACTTAGGCACTGCTCTTTCTGACTCAATAGCCGCTGGCCTAGACGCAGAACATGCGGCTGTAATGATTGGGCGGCATGTGGCTAGTCCATCAAGAGCGCTGACTATTGCCATCACTGAACAAAACCGCGCTATGTCGTTTGGCTCAATCCAACGCTATAAAGAAGCAGAACTTGAAAAGATGGAATGGCATGTGTCAGATCCATGCGATAAATGCGCTAAAAACTCAGGCGTTGAAGTAGTTATTGGGCAAGCATTTCCATCAGGCAATACCCAACCTCCCGCTCACCCACATTGCCGTTGCGTGTTGCTACCTGTAATTCCTGGCATGGAAAATGATGACCTAATGGGTATTGATGGTGGGTTAGCCCCTATGCCTAATGGCGCGGCTGTTGTTGAAACACCACCTAATAATTACCGCGTATTTACTGATGCGCAAGAACGCAATGAATTTATTAATTATCAATTAGAAGATAAAAAATTCATGGAGTTGGCTTATGAAAAACCTGGTACACGGATAAACCATACAGAAGGTTATTATGCGTTAAAAGAATACAAATCATACGGCTATGGCAAAATTAATGAATACTTACGCATAGATCACCTTTCTGCTATAGATGAAACAAGCGTAAAAAATGCTGTTAAGGCAATAGATGGAGTAATGAAAATTGCGCCAGGCTTACCTGAACCAATAGTTACATACAGAGTAATTGGGCAAGGAAACCTTTCCACTCAAATAGATGAATTGTTTGCGGGGTTGAACCCAGGTGATGTGTGGATAGATAAAGGTTATTCTTCAACAACCCTTGATGAAGGATTTCTTGAAACATTCAAAGATGGCTGGATAATAAACATTGAAAACCCTGAAGGCACTAAAGGGGTTATGCTTGATGGATTAAGAGGAAAAGCGGGCAACCGCAACACAGAAAGTGAATGGTTGCTCCCTAGAAACACCAATTTTGAAGTCCTAGAAACAAACCCAACAACAAGAAAAATGAAAGTTAGGGTAAAAAAATGAGCAAAGAAAACTTCATACTTAATGACCCTAAAGGCATTATTGTAATAAGAAAAAACAAAGATGTAATTTATGAGCAGGTTGAAGGTAAAATAATTCCTACTCCTGTAAGTAAAGTTGGTACAGTTAGTGATCAGGCTTTGAAGGGATAACAATGGCTGATGGGTTTGTTCCACCGCAAGAGGTGCGCAATAACGCAAAGCGCGGATTAGAACTGCGGGCTAAACATGGCCGTGGTGGAACAGAGGTTGGCGTTGCTCGCGCGCGTGACCTTTCCAACGGAAAAGCATTATCATTAGAAACTTTAAACCGCATGAATTCTTATTTTGCGCGCCATGAAGTAGATAAAAAAGGCGAAGGTTGGGGCGTAGATAGTGCAGGCTACATTGCTTGGTTGCTTTGGGGCGGAGACGCTGGCAGAGCATGGGCTAAAAGAATTACCAGTGAACAAGAAAACAAGGAGAAATCAATGGCTAGTAATCTAACAACCACCTCATACTTTAGTATTGAGAAGGCTGATCGTAACGCAGACGGCACAATGACCGTTTACGGAAAGGCAACAGATGACTCCATTGACATTGATCAACAGATTTGTGATGGCGATTGGTTAAAGCGCGCCATGCCCGCCTGGTTTAAGTCAGGTGGAAACATTAGAGAACAACACAGCAACATTGCCGCTGGCGTTGCCAAAGAGTATGAAGCAAAGGCTGATGGACATTACATTGGCGTTTTGGTTGTAGATCCTGTTTCAGTTAAGAAGGTTGATGCTGGTGTACTCAAGGGTTTTTCAGTAGGTATCAAAAACCCACGCGTTGTACGCGATAGCAAAGCGGCAAATGGGCGCATTGTTGATGGGCAGATTGTAGAAGTCAGTTTAGTGGATAGACCCGCTAACCCTAATTGCCAGTTAGTTTTGGCTAAATCTGTAGATGGTGAAAAGGATTTAGTTCAGGTAGAAGAATGGATTGAGAAAAAAGAAGGTGAAGAAGATACATCTCAGGTAATTAAACCGCGCAAAGGTGAGCCTGCGGATAAAGAATTATACGCAGAGGTCATACAAGCGGCTAAAGCAAAGTTTGATGTGTACCCGTCTGCCTACGCTAATGCCTGGGTAGTCCGCGAGTACAAAAAGCGTGGTGGCAAATACAAAGCAGAGAGCAAGGAAAAAGGTTTACAATCTGACAGTAATTCAACAAAGGAGCGCCCAATGGGATCAGAAACAATTGCTGTACCTGAGTCCTTTTTTGGTGATCTTTTTAAGTTTGATAAAGGTGAGTATGAGCGGGCGCGCGAAGCATTAGCAAATCTCATTTCTATTGAAGCGCAAGGAATGAAGGAAGGTCACAATGAACTTTCTTCTATCTCACATTTACTAGAAGCCGTAGCCCACCTCCATGCTTGGTATGAGGGCGAAGAAGCAGAAGGAGAAGTTATGGAAGAAACGGAAATTGAAATGGCAGTAAAGCCTGAAGAAAAAGAAATGATGCCTAAAAAGGGTGAGTCATTAAAAGAATTTAAGGCGCGCTGTAAAGAAGCGGGCATGGCTGAAGGTTATGCTGATAAGACTTATGGCAAATACATGGCCGCTGAAAAAGAAGTAGAAGCAGATGACATGAAAAAAATGTGTCCTGAATGTAACAAGGCCATGAAAGAGTGCATGTGCGATAAATCCGCCGCCGCTACCGACATGACACCAACAGCGGAGACATACGCAAACCTAGACACCGCAACAATTGTTCCTCCTGCCGATACGCCTAAATCCGCTGAAGCAGAAGAAGCGCCAGTTGCAGAAGAAGTAACTGAAGAAGTTACAGAAGAAGTTTCTGTTGATGAAAACTCAACAGATAAGTTAGAAGCCATAGTAGAAGAAGTGGTAGAAAAAGCAACAAAGGCTCTCAAATCAGAGATTGCCAACCTTGTATCCGCAAAAGAGGCGGCTGAGGTTAGAGCAATGAGTTTGGAAACTGAGTTGGCAACCGCAAAATCTTTGGCTCTAGGTGGTGGCCCTAAGCGAACAGTTAGCCCAATAGATGTGAAAGCAACTAATGATCTACTGACTAAGGCCGCTGTTTACAAAGAAAAAGCAAGAGCAACAACAGACATAACACTTGCTAAGGGTTACAAAATACTTGCAGATGAATACATTGCAGAGTATGAAAAAACTCTTAATAAGTAATCCAACCTAATCTCTGAAAGGAAACACAAATGGCATTAACGCCCCCAAAGGCCGCCGATTTATTCAGTGATGCAACTCCTAAAGAAGCCGCAGAACGCTTTGAAGAATACTCAATTGAACTAAACAAGAGTCTCTCAAACGCTTCTCACACACCAGGACAAGCACCAACTGTAGATGCAATTACAACACTAGAAGCACTAGCGGCTAATAAGTCACTATCAGGTGACGCTATGAACGGTTTGAATACTGCTCTAGCGGCTCAGCGCATGGCAATGCAGGACATTCAGAAGGAAATCACACTTACTTCTCCATTGTCATCATCATTTGCCGCGTTTGACCTTGAAGCACCTTCTAAGTTGCTTACACCACGCCCAACACCACTCCGCAACCGTATCCCACGCAAAAAAGGCATTGGTACTTCACACCGCGTAAAGCGCGTACTTGGTTACACAGGTACAGGTACAGGTGGACAAGGACAGATTTGGCCTGGTATTTCTGAAAGCACACAGAACAACTTTGCAGGTGGCGGTTCTACTCCACTTGAGTTAATCCGTGGCCCACAGATTTCATACACCGCAGATGACTTAATTCTGCCTTACAACTCATACTCACTATCTGATCAGGTTTCATTTGATGCAAACTTCTCAGGTATGGGTTATCAGGATCTCCGCCAACTATCATCAACTTCAACTCTATACGCAACAATGCTTATGGAAGAACGCATGATGCTAATGGCTCGCGGTACTGCTTCAGGTTACTCAGGAGCGATTGCCGCTCCAACAGCACTTGTTGCATCATCACCAGCGGCTTCAGGTTCACAGACTGCACTAGCGGCAGGCACTTACTACATCTACATCACCGCAGACGCAGGTATTTCTGCTAACGGTTTTGGTGAGTCAATTGTCTCAGCCGTTGCATCAGAAACAGTTGCTTCAGGTGATGTTCTTTCTGTTTCCTTCACAGGTTCAGTTGGCGCACTTGGTTACAATGTGTATGTTGGAACTGCAACAGGAACAGCAAACTGTAAGTTACAAGGAACAGTAAAGGGCGGATTAACTGTAATCATTCAGGGCGCTTCTGCAACTAACCTTCCTGCAAATAACTTTGCGTTCTCTACAACAGGAGCAGCCGCATCACGCGCTAACGCAGACACATCTGCTTATGCAACTGGTTATGACGGAATTCTTCCAACAGTTCTAGGGCCTAACACTGGCTTTAACAACGCAATCAACAGCGCGTTCTCAACTGCTAACCCAGGTGTAGAATTCCAAACTGTTTTTGCTAATCTCTATCAGAATGTAAAGGCTGATCCTGACATTGTTCTTTTGAACGGTAATGATCGTAAGCAACTATCTGATGCAATCAAGAATGGCTCAACTGCTAACTACCGTTTGGTAATTAACAACCCAGGTGAGCAAGGCACAACATACGGTTCAATCGTGACAGGACTTCAGAATGAAGTTACTGGTAAGGCCGTGGATCTTATGGTTCACCCCTGGTTGAATA